GAGTTGGGTTCGGGGTCGGTCGCTAATTACGTTACCCTCCCAGAACGCTATCTCTGGGCTAAGATTGCCGTAGCTGCTGGCGCACCTAGAAGCGAAGTGGACTACATCTCACTTCCTAAACAATATGCGTGGAGTGATATTTATAATGCTGTTTCTGGAGATATAGCAAAATCTACAGTTTTGGTTTCGGGGTTGAGTGCCACTCAATACAATGGAAGGTATGTGTATGATGGTGATGCTAATGGAAGGCCATCTTATAGACTTAATGAAGATGTCGCCATTGTATGGAGCAATGTCGAATGGGTTTTAGAGGATCTCCAATCAGGAGATGACATACTGTCTCCTTCTGATGTTTCTTATCCTTGGATGGCCACTGGATGGATTAACGATGGCATAGATCCAACTGGACTTGTCTTAATGCCCGAAACTCCGAATCATACCGACTGGAGCGAAAAACAAGCTTTGGGGCATATTGCCGCAGCCTATCGCGGAGACACGGCCAATCCCGCAAACCTAGCCACCTATATTGACTGGCCTTGGCGCTATCAGGTTGCGTCCATTATTACTTCACTATGAGCGTAGAAGATATACCAAGACGTAGAGGGATGGAGCGGGGAGTGAAGCTTACCATGAGCGAGTTGATTGCTGGCATTGCCCTGATGGTTACCCTGTTTTCGGCCCTCAATGGTTGGGTTGTCTTGCCCGAACAAATGCGCTCTATCCAAGCCAATGACGCTAAACAGGATGCGCGGATTGAGATGATCAATAAGGAAAACCAAGAGAGATCTGAGACCCTAGCCCGCATTGATGAGCGCACAAAAAGAATCGAAGATTACTTGAAATCCAAAGGATTCTAGTTTAGCTTTAAATCTATGAAATCATTCTTTGCCAAAATCTGGGGTATTACCTCAAACGTCTTTAACTTCTTCCTTCCCGTCCTTCGGGAAATTGCTTCCTCTTCGGTAGCAGTTCTTCTCCCGATTGCGCTGGAGATCGTCCAATCGCTGGCCTCCACCGACAAAACTGGGGCCGAAAAGCGCGAAGCCGCAGTCAAAAAACTCACTGCTGCTGCCAAAAAGCAGGGCGTCAGTGCTTCGGAGTCCCTGATTCGTTTCACGATTGAGTCGGCGGTTCAACGCTACAAACTGGAGCAATAACCAAATGAAAGATAAAATCCTCGCATTTCTAGTCAGTAAATTGGGCGGAGTCATCACTCCCCTCATTGCCATGGTGGTTGCCGCCATCGTATCCCGTCTCGCCATGGTTGACCCCAAATTGGCAGAGTCCGTCGATCAGGTCAGTCTTACTGGCTTCATTGTGGCCCTCCTTATCTCTATCGTTAACTACGTTACAAACGAAGTAAACGTCAGGGGCGTCAAAAAGATCCAAGCCTTGGTTCATACTGACGAGGACGGAGTGGCTGGGCCGATTACCTACACTGAAGTTCGTCGGGCTATCGCTATCAAAAAGCCTGTTCGCCGTAAGAAGAAATGAGATTATCCCATGAAACCCTCAAAGCAATACTCGTCCCAATCCCGCCCAAAGAAGATCGCAGAAATTTCTTTGTCCGTCTATTCAGTTCCCTCAAAGTTGGAATCCAAATCAAGCGGGGCCATGATGGAAAGGTTGCCAAGTCCTACCGAATCGGAGGTAGAGCGGATTTCTAGGAACTGGGATATTGGGCGGCGTAAGTGTTGCTGGTAACCTGATGGGGTCTACCCATGTGGAAATCAATCCTGAAACTACTTGGGCTAGAGTCAAAAAGTGGCCAAGTGCCGTCCTTGCCGAATTCGCCATCCGTATCCAAGCCGAACTCCATGACAGAGCCGAAGCCCGAAAAGAAAACCTATCGGGAGACCAAGGTAACAACCCCGAACAAAAGCCGAAAGCCCATAAAGCCACAGGCCATCGTCCTCCACCACAGCGGGGGAACCTACAACGGGGGAGTAAGCTGGATCAAAAACCCCGCAAGTAAGGTCTCCTACCATTGTCTGATTGCGCGAGATGGCCGCAGGACGGTCTTCGGTAACGACACAGATAGGATGTGGCATGCAGGGGTCAGCAGCTACAGGGGGAAAAAGGACGCCAATAGTTGGTCAATCGGGGTGAGCTTTGAGGGGGACAGCTACAAGGAACCCCTAAGTGATGATATGATTGAGAGTGCTATTGAGTACATCAAGCCAAGGATGGAAAAGTGGGGAATAGGACTAGACATGATGCTGGATCATCGTATTATTTCCTCACCAAGGAAGAATGACCTCAATCCCGAAGAGTATCGAAAATTTATCACCCGTCTTAAAAAAGCAGTAAAATGAGCAAGCCGTTGAAGCCCAAGAAGAAAAGCTACCCGAAAAAGCCCGAAGTCAAATCCTGCTACTATTGCGGGTCAAATAATATTGAACAAATCAGAGTGGCGCATGTCGGAGTTATTCGTACATGCAAAGATTGCAAAGAACAGCTAGACTAAGTCTATGGCCTCTCACGATCAGAGACTCCAGAAGGTATTGGACAAACTATGTCGGGATCTGGTTGAATACTTTGATTCGGGCTTTGTCGTTGCCACTTTTCAAGACGGCGACGAAACCAAAAACGCCTTCCTCAAGTTCGGCAATGATTACGCCATCGAAGGCATTGTATCCAATATCCATGACATCCTCTACGGGCAAGAAGAGGACGAGGACGGGGATGACGATCTGGATGACGGGGATTTGAAGAAGATCATCAAGGACTCTTAATACAATGGCTAATGGAACCCTATCTTTCTCCCTTCCAGAAGAGCGACAAGAGTTTGAAGATGCTTGCAAAGCAGGGGATTTTCGCACTGTTCTTGACAATTTTGATAATGAGTTACGCTCTCATCTTCGCCATAATTCTCATCCCGATTGGGATAGTGCAACTGTTGAAAAAGTTAGGAAAACTCTTTACGATTTGATTGCCGACTACGGCATTCAAGTCCACTAACCACACACACACCTATGACTACAGTATACATCTGTGGGGCCATGCGCGGCATTCCACAACTCAATCATCCTGCATTCTTTGAGGCCGAAGAAACCCTACTGAAAGCAGGGCATAAAGTGATCAACCCCGCAAGGATGGATCAGGAGCTAGGGTTAGATCCCCACAACTCCCAAATGGATAGCAAGTTCATTGAGGACTGTGCCCGAAGGGACATTGATGCGGTCTTTGAGTGCGACGAGTTGGTTCTTCTTCCCAAATGGGAGAAGTCCAAGGGAGCCAGAGCGGAGGTCGCTGTGGCCCAATGGCTGGAAAAACCCTTGCGTCTCTACCCATCTATGGTTAGGTTGGACAAAGAAGATGTGTGCGATATTGCCAAGCGTCTTACTTCCTATGATCGTCAAAGCGACTACGGAAGCCCGATTGATGACTTCACCAAACAGGCTAAAATGTGGGGAGCCATCCTTGGAGTCAATGTGACCCCGCAACAAATCGCCATGTGCATGATCGCGGTCAAACTTTCCAGACTCACCAATTCACCCCGTCATAAGGATAGCTGCGTAGACATCGTAGGCTATGCACGGTGTTTAGATCTCTGTAACCAAGCAACATCTCTATGAGCAAAAAAATAGCAGTCCTTTCGGACTTTCATTGCGGCCACAAGGTCGGACTGACCCCAAAGGGTTATCTACCTGAAGAGCCAGCAGACGAGCGGGCACGTTGGGTCAATGCCAACAAAGCCTACTACAACTGGTATAGCCAGAACATCCGCAAAAACGGCCCATACGATATCATCTTTATCAACGGGGATCTCGTAGATGGGACTGGTAAGAAGTCGGGCGGAACAGAGCAGATCACTACTGACATGGAAGAGCAGTGTGATATGGCGGTTAAGATTATCCGCGAAATCCCGAAATCCAAAAACTGCAAGATTGTTATTACTAGGGGCACCCCCTACCATACAGGGGATTCGGAAGACTGGGAGAACATCATTGCAGAGCGTGTGGACGCCACAATCGGAGAACATGAGTGGGTGGATGTGGAAGGAGTTGTTTTTGATCTTAAACACCATCCAGCGGGCTCTAGCGGCATTCCACATGGCAGACACTCAGGAGTGGCCAGAGATCGCCTCTGGAACCTCATATGGTCTGAAAAGGAGCTACAGCCCAAGGGGGATGTCTTTATCCGCTCCCATGTCCATTACCACAACTTTGCAGGAGGCCCAGACTGGCTGGCTATTACCACTCCTGCCCTTCAGGGGTTTGGTAGTCGTTTCGGGGCTAGACGATGCACGGGTATCGTGGACTTCGGATTCTTGATCTTTACAGTCAACAAAGGAACATACACATGGCAACCCATTATAGCAAAACTAGAGGAGCAAAAAGCTCCAATGATAAAATTGTAGTCCCGTCTTGGGATAGCGTCTGGGATTCCTTCAAGGAAGCCCGAATTAAGACCACTACAGAAGACATGGAGGCAGAGGGATGGAAGCTCGCCATCCATGCCGCCAGAGAGGTTGGTCTTTCCAGACAGGCAATGTTTGACCTTATTTCCAAAGATATGGTTGAGTCAACCAAGAAAAAGATTAATTACGGTGGCAAAACCAGAGAAATGGTGTTTGTCAGGCCAAAATGTTAGCACATATCAAACAACTTAAAGCCAATATTGATGATCGTGGCTGTCTTACGGAGATCTTCCGACTTACAGACGATTCATATGGTTTTGGTCAGGCTTATATTACAACCTGTACACAAGGAGTTATTAAGGCTTGGCACCGCCATAAAAAACAGGTGGATCGCTGGTATTGTGTAAATGGAGCGGCAAGGCTTGGTCTATACAATAGTGAATCGGGAGTTAGTCAAACCATCATTCTGTCATCTTCTGTTCCCATGCTTGTGACAATTCCTGCTGGTATTTGGCATGGTTTTACTCCAGCTTGGGGATATCGTGAAGCAGCTATAATTAATATGCCATCTACTCCATACAATATTGAGAATCCCGATGAAGACAGGATTGGCCCATATGCGTTCAATTATAACTGGAGTCCCGAATCACGATGATTGCTATAGCTACATACGCCACTAAAAAGTATTTCTACTGTTGGAAACAGGTATTGCGCCACATCACCGCAGCAGCCGCCCATCACAAGGAGGCGCACTTTATCTTGGCTACGGATACCAGCAAAGAGGCCAAAGAAGCATTGGAAATAGCCCGCCATGAACTACCAGAAGGATGGAAGGTGGCATCCATCAATATGGAGGTTGATGACTCAGAAGGAGAAAAATACAAAGAGAAAAGCCAGATTCTAATTGCTGCTCTTCAGGGTGCGGCGTTCGGCCTTGCCCGTAAAATCAGGGCCACTTCTCTATGGAGCGTGGAAAGCGACATGCTGGTTAGCGCCGAAAGCCTGAGAGTGGCGGAGTGGGTGTTACAGATGCCACAGGCAGACGGAACTCCTTATTATGATGTGGCGGCGGTGACCTATCCCAACGGACTTTTCTTGGGGGGATTCGGAAGCCCGCAATCGGCCATTAATGAAGACTTTACCATGGAAGAGCGCAAGGTTCCCGAAAGATTAAAGAATGCATTCAAAGCCTGCGAAGCCCGATTCAAAGAATGCAAAGACAAAAAAGTGGCTGAGAAGGAAATGAAACGCATGGGCAGGCTGCGAGACCGAATCAAAAAATGTCCACCAGATGGTAATATATGGGAGATTACAGCAAAATATGGGTGGAGAAGGAGAGGGTGGATGGACTTTGCCTATCCAGCTATTGGAAGAGGATCGATTGTTCCATCTGATTGGTGCGGACTTGGATGCACTTTGCTGAGTCAGAAAGCTCTTTCTTTAGCCACATTTGAGGGCTATGATGGTCGGGGCACTCAGGATCTTTATTTGTGCTGGCATAGGTGGCATCCAGCGGGAATCCGAATCGCCTGTGTTCCGCATACAACATGCGACCATGTGAAGCGCAAAACAAAAGAATCAACCATGGATTCTGAAATCATTCATCACATGGCTTATCACGAAACGAAGGGCGAACACAAGGGACATTTGCGATGCGAGCAAAAATCTTGGATAGGATTTTAGGGGATAAAGGATTCTGGAACTATTCTGTAATAGTTTCCAGCGTATGATTTTGTGACTAGTCCGAATCCTCCGCCAAATTCTCCATCGTTAACAATATCTGCAAAAGCAGGCTCAAATGTATTATACACAACAAAATTTGAATTTGTATAAGTAGATCCACTTTCATAAGAAACGGTTCCACTTGTTTCATTATTGGAAGTGGCGTAAAATGTTGGATATCTAAATATTGTTGGTTTTTGGCTTGATATTGGAGATTGCGTGTAAGCAGCCATGAATTTAACATTCGGAGCAGAATTAACATTTTTTATTTCTTGATTTTGGCCAATGTAAGAAAAGACCTCTCTTGAGCCTCTTGTGAAAATTCTTGTTTGTTCGTTTCCAACCACAGCCCAAGGCACAATAGTTGAATCTGTCCCCTCGGTAATACTTACGTTTGCACCAAAACCATAAGTTGTGTTTCCGCTTGAAAATGATGTTGGCCTTATTCCTCTTGCGGCTTCAGCAAACGAGATAGCCAATGTTGAGTCATTGAACCCAAACGTCCTTCCTTGTATGGATAAATTTGTTCCATAATTGTTGCTATTGGGCGCTCCAAAATTTTCAAAATATGTTTTATCGGCAATTTCTGGAAACCATCCAAATCCAGTTCCGTATCCAACAGATATAATACTATCTCTGAAAACAATTTCATGAAGGGATTCGGCTTCTTTTTCCTCTGTAGTTAAATTGTTGTAGGAATAACTACCACTTCCCTCAATAAATAATTCAAACATTATTTTATCTGTGATTGTGTCATTTTCATTAAATTCTGAAGTTAAAACCTCCAAAGCATCAAAAACAGTGCTTACTGTTGTTGGGCTTGCAATCCAGCCATCAATTGTGGTCGAGGAAAAAAGCTTCGGATATTTTGTAAATGTTGAAAAACCAAAATTCTTACTTGTTGTGTATGCGGTTATGGCTGTTATAGCTCCAACAACATTTTCAACAGTATTTACCGTAGTTCCAGTAGTTATTCTAGATGTTTTAGGTGTCGCTGGAAGACTGTAAATTGGAAATCCAGTTCCACTTTTTCTTAGGTCGGCATATGTGGATGATACTGTGTCTGAAAATTGAAATCCATTTTCTTTTATTCTTTGTACGTCAATTTGAGATATTCCGTATTCTGGAGATATGTTATCGCTTGTGTAGACCGTTTCCAATTGTTGCGTTATGTAAGTGGGGCACACTGTTGTTCTTTGTGTAAAACTTTCAGCAATATTTGAAATATGGCATAGATTTTCAGAGGTTGTTGTAACACTCCAAAAAATATTATTCCTTGGTTCAATAACTGTCGCTGTTGCTACAGTTGGATGATTTGTATATATTTCCTCATAAACCGTATTTACATTGGTTTCTCCAAGAATTTCTCCGTTTTGCTCCCATTGGCCATTCTCTATTAGCGTGGTTCTTTCAGTTATAACATAAATCTGTTTTGTTTGTTCTTCTGTACCTAAAACAATTGTTTGCATTGTTCCATTGAGAATGGAGCTTGTTGTAACTTGTGTAATGGTTTGCCGAATTGATGGGCTTCCTAGCGAATTAATAAATCCTTCGGTTGTTGCCACATTTGTTACAGTGCTTGTGGCTATCTGAGTAAACGTTGCGCTGGTTGTGGTTCCAGTGGTTGCGGTTATTTCCTCTTCTTTCTCTTCTCCAGATGCTTCGATAATTGTTGTTCCAACATATGTTTCAGTAGCCGTACCTACATTATATGTGCTTCCACCGCTATTTATGGTCTGATAACTTGATACATATTTAGAAATATTTCCATTAGTGAGTCTTGTTTCGCTGGATTCTTTTTCTTCAATATATTCTCCGCTCCTTGAATCATATTCTACATCCTCTCCCAAATCTGAAGAGTTATATTCATATCTAGATCCGCTATTATATAAATATGTATTACCAGAAGAATCTGTAGAATTTGAAGTTTCTGAATACCCACCATCACTAGCGGTATAATATGCATCATTATCTCCAAAAAAAGTTTCTGTATAAAATCTTGTTTCTGTTCTTTTAAAAAGATTACTGGCTACCGTTTGTTCGGTTGATGTTGTAAATGTAAACATGGAGCATTACCCCCAAACGTAGTAAATTTCGTAGGGAAGTTGTCCTGCTTCCGCCGCGATCACCTTATCGGCGATGTATTGTTGTCTTCCAGTAACAGTAATATTGTCGTAGGTAATTTGGTGTATTTTTCCATTATAAGTAAGCCCAATGGTGAATTGTGCTGTAAGTGGAAGTGAAAAAAGTGTCGGTTGCTGAACTGAAGGAGGACTTGACGATATTTGTATTGAGCAACTTGTGAATTTCCTGCCATCCGAATTCGCTGACAGAATAACATAACTTAATCCAGTTCCGACTGCGAATTGCTTAAGGGAGCCATCATCGTTAAAGAACCCACCACCTCCAGAAGCTAATAAGTCGTTAATTGTGCCCGCATTTACAGTTATGGCAGTTTCTGTGGAAAATTTTATTTTAAATGGATGTTCCGTGGAAGCCGTGCCGCCCTCTTCAAATTGTTGTGTTGTCGGAATTCTGTTATCATCAAATCTTGACTGTGATTGATTTTGATCAATAGAAAATTGGGCCTTTCTCTGAATTGTGGTTGCATCACTTCCAAATGATTGCGCCTGTCCACGAACACCAAGACCATCCTTTTCCCAAAATGGCTTTGCTTCTGCTATTTTTCTTTGAAGTTCTTCAAGCGTCATGGATGAAATGCCGTGTATACTTCTTGTATCCAGACTCCAAGTCTCCACTTTTCAACCCTAACAAGAGCAATGTGAGAAGATCCAGTATTAAAAACTTGAGAACTTGTAGGTAAAAACAATTCTGCGCTTGCTTCGGCGGTTGCCCTTGCTATTGCAACTGGATAAGTTCCGCCACTTGGGAGCCCGCCCCCAATTGAAGTGTACTCTTCTCCAATCAAGTCAGGGGGAATGGCTCCAGTCAATGTGATTCCAGAATGAACAACTGGGCCAAATGTTATACTGTTGGCGAATGTTTCAAACCTATACTCACTTCCGCCACCAGAAGATATCCTTACATCCCCCTTTCCGCTAACAGATGAATTATTTTTTATGCTTAATCCCGTTCCCTTGATTAGTACCGTGCCTCTAACTGGCCGAAATTGTGTTGTGGTTGGATTGTTTGTTGGGGGAGAGCTATAATAAGTTCTCGTAACTTGCGTACGAACTTTTCCAGAGTGTCCATCTTTTATCTTGATATAAACATTTCCGCGCACATCAGAATAGGCATCAGCAGAGGCGGTAACACTCCAGCTATAAACATTTTGAACAACCTCGCTAATATCATCTATTCCAGATGTGTTTCCAGATCCGCTTTGCGAGGTTTGCCACAAAACGCCAATTTCTTCCAAAACATCTGGATAAGATATATCAAGACTTGTTTCAAACGTTTCTGGAGATGGCAAGTTGTTAACTGTTGTAATTATTTGTATCGAATTGTAAGCATCTATTGGTGAAATTTCAGCTATTTGATTTGCGGAAGTTGCTGGCAGAGATATTCCCGCCGCAACAAGACTTTTCGTTGTTGTATAAACAATCCCAGTTTCTGCGTCTTTTTTGACTTCTGTCAAAGATGTTGGCGAGTCTACTTCAACCCTTTCTCCTAAAAACTTTCCACCACCCAGAGGGGTTTTTTTATTGGATAGAATTTTATATCCAGTATCGATTGATCCGTCTTCATTGTATGTTTCAGTGACGGTCTCATCTCCCCATGTTCCAGTTTGTCTTCCGATAAGAGTTCCAGATGGCGTGGTGTCCCTTTTGGTGGTGCTAGTCCTTTTGGTAAACTTTGTCTGTTGCTGTTCCGATTTTGAAAGATCATTGCTATCAAGCGTTGGTTCTTCTGCAATTCCTTCGACAGTCTGTTGTTCTGTTGTTGTCGGGAGTTCAACTCTGAATTTTTCTGGTGCTGGATCTGGTCTTTCGATGGAAAATGTTTCTGCGCCAAATACTTCTGGGGTGTCGATAATTCTTTCAACCAATGATTCGGCATCTTCGCGAGACGCTTCAACAGTTCTTGTGGCCGTTGGGCTTGGCGGAATATAATCTAATGCCGCCTTGCGCTGAGTTGTTATGGTTGTTAATTGCCCTTCGTTGTTTGTCGCTTTTCCAATTAGCTGTGGCCCGTCCACCTTGTAGGTCTGGACAATCTTAACCGAAAGAAATTCATTGTAGGGTTCGTAAGAAGTCTGGGTGATTACTCCGTTGACATTCTCCAGACTCCCCTCCTCTTCGCCCGTAGGAACGAAGAGTTGGCGGCGTTCTTGAACGGCTCCGCGAGAAGCATCATAAAAATCTCGATCTTTAATTGGGAAGAGGGAATTGCCGTCTTCATCCGTTTTAATCGACCAAGTTTCTTCAATCTCATTTGAAACGATAGCCGAACCATCACGCCCCTCGTAGGATACCTTCTTGTCAGCGGCTAGATCGGCTTGTTGTCCTTCATTTTTAACCGCTCTACGTCTTCCCTGAACTGGGCCAAGATCATCATCATAGCGGGTAAACGGAACCCAAGGGGCGGGCAAGATCTCATAAATATGGGTAACAACCTGATCTCCGCTTGCTGGCTGTGCATCCGTAAAGACATGGTTTGGGTAACGCTTGGAATCTGGATGTGGACTTAGATCCTCTGGAACCTTGTAGCCAGCGGTTCTTGGATCACGCTTAATCCCAATTATGGGGTAGTCGCGATCATTTGCCGCATAAGAAACAACGTATGATCTATCGATAGGAGGATAATCGGCCATGGAATCCCGAAAACTTACTCTAAAAAGAGGGTGGCGGCAAGATGATTTTCCGCTTGCAATGGTTGATGGTCATGCTAGATTGCCAATCGGAAGGCATTCGTCTTCCTGTTTTCATGTGTGTGGGGCGGGGTCGGGCCAAAAACTCGGCCCCGCTTTTTTTTGAACGCTTGACAATTTGGGTTGTCGGATATAACGAACATCTACCTATATGGCATATCAATCAAACCAACCCAAAGCACCAGTCCTCTCACATTTCACCTTGGCCAAGAATGGGCCAAAACTCGTAGCCGTTAAATCGCCCCCCAAATGGGTGAAGTCAAACAGCCTATGCGTTATCGAATTAATCGTTGATGGCGTTGCCCATGTGTATTTCACTGAAAATAAAGACATTGCGTCGAAGTTCCAACAGTATGTGGGCAAGTCTGTAGTACTCATTGCCTCTGGTAACTCCAAGCAGAAGACCGATTCCATGGAGATCCAGCCCGCTGGGATTCCCGCTTCCAGTCTGCCCGTAACCCAGAGTGCCCCGCAATCGCCTCAGAAGCCCGTAGAAAAGGTTGTTACGGCCCCATCCCACCCAGACAAGGATGCCAAGCAATTCCTCTGTCAGGCGGCAAATCTGATGCGTCTGTGCGTCAAGAAGGCCAATGATATTGCGGTGGAGTTGGGTCTTCCCGAACAGCACCGTCAAGGGATAGCCACAACACTTTTTATAAATGGTGATAAGCAGGGCTATATTTCGGCCATGCCCATCACGGCATATACCCCCGAACAGTTGGGATTTGGGGCAAGTAAGGCCGAATCTCTGAAAAATCCACAAGCGAATGACTGATGAGCGAGAGCGCGGCATCGAAATTTTGTCGCATGATAAGGGATCATTCCTCGTTCAAAGTCGGACGAATCGCGAAGACTACTACATGGTGGAATTCACTACCGATGAAGTCGGGGATATCACAGGGTGTTCCTGCACTTGTTCAGGCTATCAATTCCGCAAAGAATGCTTCCACATCCGATATATCTGTAAAATCTTGGGCGTCCAAACGCCGAAGCCAAACAACAACCAACTAATAGCAGCATAGTATATGAAGAAATGCACCCAGTGCAAAACCCTTAAAACGCTGGATTTGTTTCATAAAAATCCAAGCAGTTCTGATGGTCGCGCTTCTTGGTGTAAAAAATGCCAGCACGAGCTTTTGAAGAAGCAAAGACAAGATCCTAAAATGAAAGAAAAATTTAAGATCTATAGATTCCGAAGTCTCATTAGAAAAAGATATGGCATAACAGAAAATCAATATCATCAAATGCTTAAAGAGCAAAATGGCGTTTGTGCCGTTTGCAAGCTACCAAATAGCGGGGGATTTTGGCCGAAACAAAGGCTCGCAATCGACCATGATCACGATACAAAATTTGTTCGCGGACTATTGTGCCAAAAGTGCAACCGTGGACTTGGGCTTTTCAACGACAAAATTGAAAGGCTAAAATCAGCGATAAAATACCTAGAAAGGGCAAACAAAAATGAAAAAATCAAAGGGCAAAAACAAAATTAAAACCGTCATGCGCGAGTATGGCAGTGGTAAACTCAAAAGTAGTTCTGGCAATAAAGTTACCAGCCAGAAGCAGGCTGTTGCTATCGCACTCAGCGAGGCTGGCATGAGCAAAAAGAAAAAGAAACGCTAGTGACTGTCACTAATACATTCAATCTCCCCCAGCCGTTCGTTGATCTCGTTAGCGAGTCTTCGTATTCGGCGGGGGAGGCTGATATCACTACTACGAGCCTGTTCCAGCCTCCGAAGATTCGGGAGTTGATGCGGCGTCATGCCGATACCATCACCGAAGATGCTTCAGATCGCGTGTGGACTATGCTGGGAACAGCCAACCACTACGTTCTGGAGCAGATTGCCAAGAGAAACCCCGAACGCTACGTCTGCGAAGAGCGATTCTATATGGATGTGGACGGTGTGAAACTCGGAGGCCAAATCGATCTCTATGACAAGCATGAGCAAGTCCTCTATGACTACAAGGTGAGTAGCGTCTACAAGGCTATGAGTGATGATCGCTTTGAGTGGACAGCACAAGCGGCGGTCAACCGACTCTTGCTGGAACACAATGGCTATCCAGTGAAACGCGCAGCCATCATCTTAGTAATGAAGGATTGGAGGATGCGGGATTCTAAGATCAAGGCCGACTATCCGAAGTGTGCAATTGTGGAAATCAAGCTGGATGCATGGAAGCCCGAAGAAACGTTTGCATATATCAAAAGCCGCATTACACTCCACCAACAAGCAAAAGAACTTTCCGATGACCAGATCCCGATCTGCACTGAATCCGAACGCTGGCGAGTCCCAGACCTCTATGCTGTCCTCCCGAAAAAAGGAGCAAAGCGAGCGGTTAACAATGGGACTTACGAAGACCGACTACAGGCTGAGTCTCACGCCAAAAGTATCGGAGGTGTTGTTGAGGAACGGCTTGGGGAAGATAAACGTTGCGCGGACTACTGCCGTGTTAGAGGCCATTGCAACTACTGGAGAAACCTAAAAAAATGAAAAAGAAATTCAGCAAAACTGTAACCAACCCTGAAACAGGGCGTAAGAAGACCGTAAAATACGGAGAGAAGGGCAGTAAGATTGGCCCCATTGGTAGCCCCCGCGCCGATGCCTACTGTGCCCGTAGCAATAAAATCAAAGGAGATTGGCGCAAAGACCGCAATTCTCCCAACAGCCTTTCCCGCAAGAAGTGGGGATGCCAAGGATCTAAATCAGTCAAAAAGAAATAACTACTATGAAAAAACGAGGACTATACGACAATATCAACGCAAGGAAAAAGTCTGGCACTAGCCGCCCGAAATCCAAATCAACTATCGACCCCAAGGTCTATAAGAAGATGAAGTCTAAAAAGGGCGGGTTTAAAGAAAAATGAAGCCACATCCAGAGGATAGCATCTTCAAGGTCAAAGACTTTGTTAACGAACTCTCAAGGGTTCAAGATTCTTACTTTGAGTCATTGTGCTTTGAGCTTGAATTAGGTGAGGGAGAACTTAAAGATCACCTGTTTGACTTCGTTTACAACGAACAGAAGATGGTGACCTTTGGAGAGTATCTAGATGAGCTTGGTCAGGGAGATCTTTGGGACGGGCTGTGACCCTCAACATATTCACTATTGTCCTTGATGGCTCTCCATGGATCGGGGCGCAATTTGCCGAACTCTGCCGATTAAAGGATACGGACTGGCATTGGTCGATTGTCGAGGGGGCGGCGATGCCTGTAAAAGATACGGGCTGGATGGGTAACCAGACAGGGAAAGTCTCCCATGATGGCACCCATCAATTCCTTCAGGGTCTAGCGACCCATCCCAGAATCACGGTCAATAGCAAATCAGAGTGGGGTGGGAAGACGGAGATGATTAATGCGGCGTTGACCGCCTTTAAGAAAGACGGTGTCTTACTCCAAATGGATAGTGATGAGTTGTGGACAGCCCAGCAGATGAGTGATCTTATTCCGCTCTTTGAGGGCAACCCCGAAATCAACACCTTGAAGATCAAGATGGAATACATGCTTGGGCCTAACGTAAAATCAACATCCACAGATGGTTACGGCAACAGGAAAGATGAGTGGGTGCGGGCTTGGAGGTATAGTGTGGGTCTTTGGATGGAGCGCCACGAACCTCCCGTATTCAATGGGAATAGGGGTGGGATTTGCGAACGAGACGAAGCGACAGCTATGCTAGGCCCAGTCCTCCACATGGCATGGGTGACCCCGCAACAAGTAGCCCAGAAACAACGTATATACAAAGGTGGATACGAGAATGCCTGCGAGGACTGGGAAAGACTGCAAAACAATACGGAGTGGCCCGTAAAAGATCTTAAACAGTTTTTGCCATGGGTGGGAAGCGGGGCTTCGGCGGATTTACTTTTCAAGGAATAATCTGCTATTGACCTTCTGTAGCGAAGGTGGTAATTTCTTTGCCAATTATGTCGAGTCTCACAATGGGCTTGGCGGTTGAAAGACTGCCAGCCTCCGTCCAGCCACAACCTGACCCGCCCGACCTAGAAGGTTTTGATGGTCAGGCCGAACTCCGTAATAACATTAATCGCTTCTGCGAAAGGGTGATCGGAGAAGGTAAGTGGATTGGTACTCTAGTGCAGGCAACTATCACTGCCTACGAGGACGCCAACGACAACAAGTTTATTACATTACCCCGTCATCTGGAGACCTGTATTCGGGCGGGTAAGGCGGGCTATAAAACCACTTCCGTTCAGAGCGAGTGGTATCAGTATCTTCCTCAAGGGCGCGGCATCCGCAAGTCGGATGAGAAATACTATGGCCCGATTCAAGACATGGGTGAAGGGTTTGTAACCTTTCGGGACATTGAGACGCCGTCCCAACTTACCCTATCTAGCAGCGAAACAGAGTGTGCAGGAAGTTACATCTGGATTCGCGGAAAGGACTCAAATGGGAATAAAATTTATTCTACAGTGGATGGAGAACGAGTGGAGGGAATTCGTCTTGACCTTGGAGATGGAACCCAAACCACAACCCAGACATTTGCCGAGATCTATTCTGTCGAGAAAACCCCTACCACGGGCGTTGTATCCCTATCGGCTGGGGCCACAACCTTGGCGAAGTATGAGGCAGGCGAGCGGGTTATAAGCTACCGCCGCTATTTGGTAGATCGCAATTGGGACAGCGTCCAAGGCATCTTCAAGCGCAAGCATTGCTGGGCGATTAGCGACAATGACCCTCTCTATCCAGATTCTCTGGAAGCCATCAAGCTTGGTCTCATGGCCCTGAACGCCGAAGAGAAAGCCGATGTCGAGCGCGGACAATATTACATGGACAGAGCAATTTTACTTCTCAATGCAGAACTAAAAGAGTATAACTCAGGGCAAGAAGGGGTTATGCAAATCGCTCCTTGGCTTACCCGCCGACTTGTAAACATGACTTAATATGCCTCCTCGTAAAGAAGAAGAAATTGTAATTCCAGAAGCTGTTATGAACAGGGCAAATGCCGCTGCTATGCGCGGACAGGCAATTGCTGATACTGGTTCTATTTTCACCAATAGAGAGAGGGCGGTGGATTTTAGGGGCACTGGAACCAGCCCTTCATTCTCTCAACAGAGTGGCCTTCCGCGCTTTCCGTTTGGTGGTGCATCTTCTACTTCTTTGGATGTTGTAGATAGAAGTTTTAATTTTGGTCAATATGCTCCCGCTGGTGGATTCACCAGAACAAACCCAAACACAACTTTAGAATCAACCCAAAATCAGGCAAACGTTCAATACACACAAGATGCCGCAACAAGGATGGCTAACAGGTATACACTTCCTACCGCTTCTTTTGGAAATCCATTTGGTAGCCAACTTTCACCATTTGGTAGCCGCCTTTCAAATACTCTTTACTCAAATCCAGAAAGAGCGGCCAATATTGAAAGCCGTGGGGCAGAACTTAACACCTACAACCCACTACCAACATCCCCCAACGTGGGGGCGGCAGGATTTAGCAGAAATATTGAAACTAGCGCGGGTGGTGGTGGGGGTGGAAGAGTTGAACAAATTGTTAGCCCCTATGGATTTGCCTCAACAAATCTTACGCCACAACAGGTAGAACAACGCGCCCAAGCCCGACGACAAGCAGAGCAAATGGGGACGATGCCTCGCACCCCAGAGCAACAACAGGCATTGTTGGCCCAAATGAGAGAAGCTGGTGCTGGAATCAGGCAAAACATTGCAGAAAAACAAAAAGAATTTGATGAAAAATCAATTCAAAGAGGATACGCATTTCGTCAGGGTCTGGCGGAGACGGCTGCACAAAGGGCACTTACACCAGCTTTTGGCACAGAGCCATCAAGCGAGTCAAAAACTAGGGGGGCACAGGCACTGGCGGAAGCTGAACGCTGGAGGCAAGCACAGGCTGGACGAAGCCCAATGAGCAGAGAACCTTTTGTTTTTGGTGTGGGCGCGAGTGCTTTTTCATATACTCCATTTGCTCAAAGAGTTCAACTGCCAGAAGAATCTTCACTTGGTAGATTTACAGCAGCAATAAATCCCGCAAGAACTGGAAGCAGATTCAGGCCATTCCCGTTTGGAATGCGGCGATTTGGCGTGATTTAATATGGCTGAAGAAAATCTAACTACCACACCCTCTGGGCTTGCTGGCGCAATGCAGGGAATGCAATTTGTTCGTGGATCTATGGGGCAATACAAGCCATTAGCCGCAACACTTCCAGCGGTGGGAGCTAGAGAACTGCCAGAAGAATGGGGTGGTCGCCCGACAGGAACCACTCGCAGGGCTATTCGTATGCAGGAAGAATGGGACAAGCAGCGGGCTTCAATGCTGGAAGAACAGCAAACCATGCAACAGATGGATGTGCAACGCAGACAATTGGCCCTTCAAGAGCGGGATCAATTTATTCAGGATTCCGAATTTAATCGCAAGCTAAAGGAATACGAAGCCGAGCAAGATATCAAGGGGCAGGCAGAGATTGAATCTAACAATATCCTTGATTGGTTAGGTGGGCGGGCTGTTGACGAAACAGGACAACGAATCCCGAAACCAGATCCCAAAACCCAAGAATTCCAAACTGAATTTCTTCGCAGGCTTTCTGAAAATCCCCTTGGTGCAGAATTGAATAAGGGAATTGTAGATCAATACATGGGTGCCAACAAAACCTATCTGGACGCCCAGCAAACAAAACAAGAAAAAGAGGCACAAAGGGCAACTCAGGAAACACAAGCAAGAGTGGGCTTGGCCAGAGATCTTGCCTCAGTTGGAAAAAGCATTTCGCAATTTACGAAAAAAGATGGAAGTATTGATTTTGAATCTGCTAATGTTGCGCTTGGAGAGGCAATGAAAGCTGGTGAAGAAGAGAAGATTGTTCGCGCCGAAACTCGCGAAGAAAAAAGAAATATCAATTCACAAATATCCAAGATTGAAACTGATTTGGCAAAGATTCGCGGTCAAGTTGGTCGCTACCAAAAGCTTCTTGAAACCAAAAAAGATGCAAACACACAAAAAGAGCTTGATGCCGCGCTAGTTAATCAAGGCATTTTGGAAGACGAGGTTAATCGCCTGAACCGCCTTCGTGGTGGAGAACCCGCTCCACAACCCCAACAAGGAACGACTGGACAAAGACCTCCTTTGAGTGATATCTTTGGCGGAAGTCGATAAACCTGTTGGGCAATGAATTTAACCGCCGATAAACTTAAGCAAGCGCGGGATGCTGGCTACTCAGATGATGAGATCTGGGGATTTGTAGCCGAGCAAGATGATAGGTTTACTCAAGCCAAGGATTCGGGGTATTCACTGGATGAGGTTTCGGGATTTTTCTCAGAACAGCCCAAAGCGGAACAGACAGAAACACAAGTAGCAATAGAGGCTCCCGTTGGCACTTCCTTTATGGAGGAGGTGCGGCAAATCCCGCAAGCTCTACAGCAATCTATTGAACAACCATTAGAGGCTGTAGCCGAAACAACAGAAGTTTTGGGCGCTCCGCAAGTTGGCGCAACCCTTCGTGGATTAACTGAGGCTCCAGAAGGATATATTCCTGCCGCACAAAGACTTATTGAGCCTCAAGAAGGTGAGTTTCAAATCGGTGGTATAGCCCCACAATACATTCCAAGAGCCGCTGTAGAACAAGCTGGACAGATTGTTGGAGCCATTGCCTCTGGCGCGATTGGACGCACTGTTGGTGGCTTGGTTGGTTCTGTTGCTGGCCCAGTTGGTAAGGTTGCTGGTGCCACTGTTGGGCAGTTTGTTGGCCCTGCACTATTTGAGATGAGTCAAATTGTTGGCCCTGCCGCCCGTGAACGTGCCAAGAATCAGGGGCGCGAAGAGCCTACCACAGATGACTTGGCTTGGGCTTGGGCAACAGCCGCTGGATCAGGTGCATTGAATGCTGTTGGTGCAAGGTATCTGCCCAATGGAGATAAACTTGCTTCGGGATTTGGTCGCCGCATTGCCGAATCCATTGCCGCAGAATCCACCACTGAGGGCATTCAGGAAATTGTTCAACAGACTGGTGAGTCTTTCCTTACAGAACAAGGTCTACAGATTAAACCCAAAGAGGCTATTGGTGCGGCGTTGACCGCTGGCCCTGCCGCTGGTGCGGCCACAGTAATTGCAGAGCCGTTTAGGGGCAGAGAGGTTGCCCCAGAAGTCAAGGCGGAAGCTGCCGCGCAGACGCAAGTTGCCGCACAATCAGCCGTTGATATTGCCCCAGCCACAGCCGATGTGGTTAGCGAGCAAGCCGCCACGGTTATTGAAGAAGCTAAAGTAGAGATTACCGAAACCCCCGAACAGCGAGTAGCCCGTCTCCAAGAAGAAGCTACCGCAGCAGCAGGAATAGAACTAGAAGAAGA